GAACCCGGTCGGCCCTGCCGGTACGACCACGCACATCAACCAGGACGAGAAGGGCATCCTTGAGGATGGCCTGTTCGAGGCGATGCGTGAGTACCAGACTGCTCCACTCGGATCCAGCCATGACCGCTACGCTCAGGGGATCTACAGTGACACCGACTCCAAGTACGCCGACTAACACGAACGTGGTCTCGGGGGTGCTTAACGCACCCCCTCCTCGCTCCAACATGTATCCACAGTCGACAGCTGTGGTCGAAGCTAACGTCAAGCAACAGGCCGCAACGCTGGGTCACAACGCGTTCCGGCCTGACATCTATCGAGTTACGAACGGACTGGTTACCTGATGGCTGCTGCCCCGAAGAAGACTGACGAGGGTTTCCTCAAGGTCGGTGCCCTGATCAATCTCGATCGGGGCGGTCGCACGCTCCAGAACCTTGAGGTTCTCGCGTTCGATGACAAGTTCATCAAGCTCAAGTGGGACCAGCACGTGTCCCCGAACACCGAGGTCGTCCTCGTTCCGATCGCTGATGCGGTGATCGGTCTGGTCGGTGAGCGCTGATGTGCTCTTCGGCCTGCAAGACCAAGGACCACAAGAGCTGGGGAGAGTGCGTAAGGTCCAAGGGCCTACAGCTTTCCCCCGCTGTGAACGACGGCTACTCCACCAAGCAGCGAGCTTGGGATCGAGAGCTGGACAGCTACGAGTCCGCAGTCCGGCAGGGCCTGGAGCCTGCCGGTACCAAGCAGCGTCACGTGGATGCTGCGATAAAGGAGGCCGAGCATGGCTGAGATGAGAGTGGGCATAGATGGTGCCTCCTCTACGGCGCTGCCTACAGCGCCTGCGAACACTTCGGCAACGCCGATCTACATCACCACCGTCACGAATCCCTCCATCAAGGGTTCGTATGTCTTCTCTATCGGCGACGTCGCTGGCGTCGCTGCGGCCAACAACTTCCTCACTCTGTACAACCCTGTCGGCTCCGGCAAGACGATCAGCTTGGGCGCTGCGTACGCTAGCTCGTACTCGACGGCGGCGTCTGCGCCGACTGTCGATGTGAACGTCTTCAGGGCTACCGCCGTATCTGGCGGAACGCTCCAGACGAACTCGACCGCCCTGGCCAAGTTCCAGACGGCCATGCCTGCAAGCATCGCCGAAGTTCGGACCGGCAACCCTGCGGCTACCGTCGGCGCCCAGATCGCCAACATCCCTCCGTCGCAGGGTGCGTTCGTTACCGATCAGTTCGTGGCTGCCGCCCCGGCCGTGTATCCCCCGTTCACTCTCGCCGAGGGTGAGGGTGTCGTGTGGCGACAGACTGCCGCTGGCGTGACTACCACGCACTGGAACTTCAGCGTCGTGTGGGCCGAGATCTAAGGAGTACCCGTGGCTGCGACATTCGATCAGATCGCTAGCCGAGTGAAGCAGCAGCTCCTCGGTTACACCAGAGACCAGGCCTCGATCACCTACATCACGTCGCCGATGACGGCGACGGACACCACGTTCATGGTGGACCCCGACACCGTGACCAACATATCCAAGGGCCTGGTTGAGATCAACGACGAGCTTCTGCTCGTCAAGAAGTACGACCGTTCTACGGGAACGGTCACCGTGATGGCTGGACTGAACGGGCGGGGAGTAGAAGGAACCACCGCAGCCAGCCACACGACCAACAGCATCGTTACCGACGACCCGATGTATCCTCTCACTCGCGTGAAGGAAGCGATCAACGACACGATCCAGGGTCTGTATCCAGATCTCTGGGTGTTCGGTGACTTCGAGTTCACCAAGATCGCAGCACGCTACGAGTACCCTGTCCCGACCGAGGTCGAGGATGTGTACAAGGTAACGGTCAACACCATCGGTCCGTCGGCTGTCTGGTTCCCACTCTCTAGCTGGCGGTTCAACCCCGACGCCTCCACCACAGCTGGGCAGGTGAAGCCTACACCTACGCCGACCGGCAAGACCATTCAGATCATGAGGGACTTCATCGTCCCCGGTCGGGCCATCCGTGTCGAGTACATCAAGAAGCCCAACACCATGACGCTGGGCACCGATGACTTCACCACGACCACGGGCTTCCCCGACAGGTACATAGACCTCGTCACGTACGGCGCCTGCTGGCGCCTGCTTCCCGCGTACGAGTCTGCCCGACTCCAGCAGCAGGCTATCGAGGCTACTGAGCGTGCCCCGCTGGTCCCCACAGGGGCTGGTGCGAACGCCTCCAAGTACTACATGGCCCTGTATCAGCAGAGGCTTGCAGAAGAGCGTACAAGGCTTCAGCGCCTGTTCGACTCTTACCAGACCTTCAACGCGTAAGGAGGGCCTGTGACTAACTCTAGGTTCTACAGCAGCATCGCAGCGGTCACCAACCTTCAGGTGACTGCCGCACCCGGTGACGCCAGTATCCAGGTGGCTAGCTCCACCGGATTCCCGAACAGTTTCCCGTTCACCCTGTCGCTCGACTACGGCTCGGCGAACGAAGAGCTGGTAGATGTGACGGCCGGTGGGCCGTCCATCTTCACGGTCACCCGAGCGGTCGATGGCACGAGTGCCACGACCCACAACGCAGGGGCCGTGGTTCGCCACGTAACGAGCGCTCGCGACTTCACTGATAGTAGGACCCACGAGTCCTCCACGAGCAACGTACACGGGATTACAGGGGCCTTCGTGGACACCCTGAGCACCCAGACTGTCAGCAACAAGACGATGAACTCCTCCGCCTGGAACGGTGGTACGTTCACCGGCACGATCACGGCAACTGGAGCAACCCTGACGAACGGAACCCTGTCGGGTTCTACGCTCTCGGTGGGGAAGATCTCTGGGGCTACGACCATGCAGTCGTCCCCGTCCTTCAGTGGTGCATGGTCGAATGCTGGTGATATCACCAACACCGGCCAGCTCCTTCAGCAGAACCTGCTTCGAGGGTCTCGGACCAACACCACGGATTCGATGTACGAGTCCAGAGCTACCGGCGACACCAACGCACGATGGTTCATGACTGCCGACGGCGGTATGAACTGGGGTCCGGGTAACGCTGCGGCCGACGTCGGACTCTTTCGGGTCTCGGCGAGCACGCTCCAGCTCACGAACAACCTGACGATCACTGGTAGCGAGACGGTCAACGGCAACATCACCACGCCGAACACGGTGACTGCTGGCAACCTCACGCTGACCAACCAGACGTACACCACGTTCACCCCGTCCTGGCATGGTCACGATGCGAACATGTCCACCAACGTGGGCTGGTATACCAAGATCGGCAAGATGGTGTTCTACAACATCTACACCGTGTTTTCTACTAGCTCCTCGCTCACGGGCGGCGTGAGCGTAGACCTGCCCACCGTTCCCTATCGGAGTGGCACCAGGCAGCAGGTTGGTACGGTGTGGTACACCGACGTGGCTACAGGTGGATCCTTCCCGGATGCCAACTGCATGGGCCACCACTGCACCTTCGCTGGTGACACCGGCACTACGACCGGTGTCCTGAGGAACTACCGAGACAACTCGTTCACCGGCGGACTGATCGTGGGTCCGTCGCCCGCTACGATCATCACGATCGAGGGCGTCTACAGGGAGGCGTGACATCATGGCTGATCCGTCGCCGGACGTTGTCAAGCAGATACCTTGGCAGCTTTCCAACTTCCTGCCCGGCACGCCGAACACGGGCGGCTACAACCTCCAGGACTACCAGTTCGACTACGCCCTCGGTGGCATCCCGTTCCTGAGTGCCACTCGGGACCAGTGGCCGTACACCGAGGGCATGGCCGAGATCCGCAAGCAGCAGTTCGACAGCTCGGCCGAGCCGGGCGAGCAGTCCATCTATGGCTGGTGGCTGCGGTCTCAGAACTCGTGGACCTCTGGTGCTGGCCTGGTCTACCAGGACCCCGATGTCATCAACCCGTACGTCCGCTCGTTCGATCTGCGGTTCGAGGACAGCCTCGGGATCGACACGTGGACCTCGGGGCAGGCGTCGCTTCTGCGACAGCCGAACAACCGCACCAGTGTAAGCTCTAGCTTCACCCGAGTCCGTGGATACGTCGACCCTTCCGGGGTCGACGCTCTGTTCCTGCTCGATGGGAACACCCTCAAGAAGGTGACGGACGCTGCGGTAACCACGATCACCACAGGCTCGGCGGGGACAGCGCTGGCGCTGGCCAACATGGGCACGCGCTGGTACGTCCTGGCTACCGATGGTATCTGGTCTGCCGTCGACACGGCCGCC